ATGCAAGATAGGGTATAAATAAAACTAAAAGCATTAATAATGGCGATTCAACGCAAATCAAGAGCATTTAAGGATATAAGTTTGTCTTTTTCACCACATCCAGTGACAAAAGACCTTCCTGTGCTTACAAATGAGCGAGCAATCGTAAGATCTGTGAGAAATTTAGTCGAAACAATACCTACAGAGAGATTTTTTAACTCACTCATAGGGGCTGACATACGTGGATCACTATTTGAAAATTTTACAATATCAACTGTAAGTTTGATTGAAGATCAAATTCGCACAACTGTCGCTAATTTTGAACCTAGAGTTGAAAATTTAACTATTGAGGTAGATGGACAACCTGATAATAATTCAATTGATATAAATGTTATTTTCGATATTAGTGGACTTGATGTTCCAACTCAATCATTCTCCTTTATATTAGAACCAACGAGATAATATGCCCTTTACACAGTTTACAAATCTAGACTTTGAGCAAATCAAAGTACAAATTAAAAATTTTCTTCGCTCAAACTCAAATTTTTCAGATTTTGATTTTGAAGGATCTAATTTTTCGGTTTTAATTGATACTTTAGCATATAATACTTATATTAATGCATTTAATGCAAACTTAGTTGCAAACGAATCATTTTTAGACTCTGCGACTATTCGTGAGAATGTTGTTTCACTTGCACGTAATATTGGTTACGTACCACGCTCAAAAACTGCTGCAATCGCTACAATTAATATTGGTGATGTAAATGTTGGAACTACAAATGATAGCACTCCAAGGTTCTTAACACTACGTTCAGGTTTAGTTTGTGTAGGTAACTCAGAAAATACAACTTATCGTTTTTCAATACCCGATGAAATTACATCTTCACGAGTAGTTGACATAGGTGGCACATCATTTGCTCAATTTGATGATCCAATCAGTGTTTATGAAGGAACTTTACTTCAAAGAGTCTATGCGGTTGATACATCTACTGATCAAAGATTTATAATTGATAGTCCAAATATCGATAGCTCAACTTTAAGAGTTTTTGTTAAAGGAGTAAGTGATGTTGGACTTGGAAGAAAATATTCAATGGTTGATAATATATTAAATTTAACTAAAACTTCTGAAATCTATCTTGCACAAGAAGTTCAAGATGAAAAATATGAAATATTATTTGGTGATGGTCTTTTTGGAAAAAAATTAGAAAATTCCTCTATTATTACTGCAAGATATATTGTTACTGATGGAGAAACTGGAAATGGACCTTCTAATTTTAGTTTTCAAGGTTCTTTTACAAAGAGTGATGGAACTTTATTCACACCATCAGATAATATAACTGTAACTACCGTTACAAATGCTTCTAACGGTGCTGAAGTTGAAGATGTGTCTTCTATTAAGTATTTCGCTCCAAGACTCTACTCAGCACAATATAGAGCAGTTACACCAAGAGATTATGAAGCAATAATTGAAACAATTTTTCCTCAGACAGAATCAGTAGCAGTTGTTGGTGGTGAAGAATTAGACCCTCCTAAATTTGGTCAAGTTCAAATAAGCATCAAACCAAAAAATGGAACTTATGTATCAGATTTTGACAAATTACAGATTAAAAACAAATTAAAAAATTACGCTATTGCTGGTATTAATTCTCAAATAGTTGATTTAAAGATACTATATGTGGAAGTAAATTCTACCATTTATTATAATCCTGCACAAGTTGCTTCATCGACAAATTTAAGGACTTCTATCATATCATCATTAAATCAATATGGTAATAATGTAGAAATTAATAAATTTGGAGGTAGATTTAAATATAGTAAATTAAATACTCTGATTGACCGTGTTGATAATGGTATTACTTCAAATATAACCAAAGTAATTATTAGAAGAGATATGAAAGCATTGTTAAATCAATTTGCTCAGTACGAATTATGTTTTGGAAATCAATTTAACATAAATCCTGCTGGATTTAATATAAAGAGCACTGGATTTACAGTTTTAGGTTCAACTGAAACTGCATATCTTACTGATGTTCCAAATAAAGATGCTGGTGGAAATCTTGATACTAGTATGAAAGGAACTTTAAGTGTTGTTTATAAAAATGAAAAGAATGAACAGAAAGTTTTGATAAAAGAGGCTGGTATAGTTGATTATAAAAAAGGTGAAGTTATTTTAAATACTATCAACATAACATCAACAATCACTCAAAATAATATAATTGAAATTCAAGCATTTCCCGAATCAAATGATGTTGTTGGTCTTAAAGATTTATACCTCAGTTTTGACGTTTCTAAAAGCACGATAAATATGTTTAAGGATGTAATCGCTTCGGGTGAAGATGTTTCGGGTGTTGTATTCACTAGAGATTATTATACTTCTAGTTACTCTAATGGAGATTTAGAGAGGAAATAATTTATGTCACAAATTGACAAAAGAATAAAAGTCAATACGATTATTGAAAATCAGTTACCTGAATTTGTGGTTGCTGATTTTCCGAATGCATCAGAATTTTTTAAACAATATTATATCTCACAAGAGTTTCAAGGTGGACCAAGTGATTTAATTAATAATTTTGACCAATATCTTAAATCAGATAATTTAGTTCCAGAAGTTGTAGTAGGAATTACAACTAATTTATCTGCACTATCAGTTGATGATACTACAATTACAGTTCCTAGCACAAAAGGTTTCCCTTCTGAATATGGATTACTCAAGATTGATGATGAAATAATATCATATACAGGAATAACATCTACTACATTTACAGGTTGTATACGTGGTTTTAGTGGTATCTCTGGATATAATGTTGGTGTCTCATCTTCATTACTTGAAATTAATCGTGAGAATTTAATTTTTGAGGATACAACAGCAGCAACACATACATCTGGAACAACAGTTACAAATCTTTCTGTATTATTTTTACAAGAATTTTTTAAAAAGTTAAAAAGAACATTTCTACCTGGTTTAGAGGATACTGATTTTACAACTAACCTTGATGTAGGTAATTTTGTTAAATTTGCTCGTTCTTTTTATCAATCAAAAGGTATAGAAGAATCTGTTAGAATTTTATTTAAAGTTTTATATGGTGTTGAATCTACAATACTTGATTTAGAAGGAAATTTAATTAAACCATCAGACGCAGAATTCATACGTCGAGAAGTCATTGTTGCTGATTTAATTTCAACTACTGGTGAACCACAAAATTTAGTAGGTCAAACCATATTTAAATCAACTGATACATCTACAAATGCATCAGTGTCTGAAGTAGAAGTTTTCAGTAGAGATTCAAAAACTTACTATAAAATATCATTATTTGTCGGATTTAGTGATCGAGACTTGATTGAAGGTATATTCACAGTGCCAGGTAAAACAAAAGTTTTATCTAATGTATCAACCAATGCATCGGTAATAAGTGTTGATTCAACAGTTGGATTTGGAACAACAGGAACGTTAATAAGTGGTCAAAATACTATAAATTATACATCTAAAACTTTAAATCAATTTTTTGGATGCACTGGTGTTGGTGTTGCAATCGATACTGCAGATGATATACGTTCAGATGAATCTATTTTTGGATATGAAAATGGAGATTTATCAAAAAGAGTTGATTTAAGAATTACAGGAGTTCTTTCCGAATTAGTTCCCATATCTGATATTAGATTAGTGAATGAGGGAGAAAATATATTTGTTAAAAACGTTGGTGAAAAAATTAAAAATAATAATGAATCATATAAAGAGATTTTTGCTAATTCTTGGAAATATAACACAAGTTCAAGATTCCAAGTTGAAATTTCAGGTTCTACTTTTACATTTAAAACTCCTATAGATGAATCTAATTTGAAAGTTGGAGATCAATTTAATATCCTAAAAAGAGGTGAGCAGGTTATTGTTGGAAGTGGAATAATTGCAAGTATTAATAATAATACAAATCAAATATTAGTAACTAGTATTGTAGGATTTACTCAAGATCCAAATGAATCATATGATATTAGAAGAATATTTCAAACTGCTAATAGCACTGGTGTTGAAATTAAACAGGGTAATAATGTTTTAATTTCAGATGTTTTAAATGTATATGTAGACGGAGAAACTGACGGATATGTTGCATCTAATTCACTACCAAGTTATGATATTGAAACTAATATAATAAAAGAAACTACTTCTGGTTCTAACTTAGATGGATTCAATAATATATCAAATACTTACAGTTTCATTCAATTTTCACCTCCTTCAAACGAAGATATTAAATTTATTCAAGGAGATGCAGTTGTTTACTCTCCTGATAGTGAAGTTTTATCAGGTTTAGAGTCTGGAAGAACATATTATGTTGATCCTGTGATTCCTCCAGCAAATCAAAGTATTTCAAAAATTGCATTATATCAATCATCAAATCAAATTGGATCTGCAAGCACAGTCCAAATTGGAATCGGAATATCATCAGGACATAATTTTATACTTGAAAAACATGCAAATAGAAAATTAGAAACTGATAAAATTTTAAGAAGAATTCCATTATCACAAAATTTATTTGTATCATCAAAACATGAGCCTCCTGTAAATGATATTGGTATACTGAAAGATGGAGTTCAGATAAGATCACCAATATCAGATAATAATATTTTTTATGGTCCCCTTGAATCTGTGGATGTATTAAATTCTGGAAAAAATTACGATATTGTCAATCCTCCAATTATAAATGTCGAATCTTCTTCAGGAACGACTGCGTTAGTTGAACCAATTATAACTGGTAGTGTAAAAGAAATTATCGTAGATCCTCAAGATTTTGATATTGAAAATGTTAATAGTGTATCAGTCACTGGTGGAAATGGAACTGGTTGTTCTCTTCAACCTGTAGTTGGTATTAGAAATAGATTTGTAGATTTTGATAGTAGAAATATATTTTTTAACGGTGGGGTAGATATTGATGATGAAACAATTACTTTTAAGAAAGAACATAATTTAGAAAATGGTCAATTAATTTACTATAGTAGTAATGGAAATGCACCAATAGGAATTGGTTCAGCATATGATGGCACTAATACTATAACTGGAACTTTATCAGATGGAGATCCATATTTTGTTAGAGTTGTAAATCCAACAACTGTTAGAATATTTAATTATCAAAGTGACGCATTATTTGGATTGGCAGGAATTAATACTGTTGGTTTAGCAACAGATACCTCTGCAAGTGGTATTCACAGATTTAGAACTGAAAATAAAACTACTTTAACATCAGTCAAAGTTATAAATTCTGGTTCTGGATACACACATCGTAAATTAAGAGTAAAACCATCAGGAATTTCAACTTCTTTTGATACAATCAATTTTAAAAATCATGGTTTTGTAAGTGGAGAAATTATAGAATACTCTGCAACAACACCTATCACAGGACTTAGCACAACTACATCATATATTGTTAAAAAAATTGACGATAATTCATTTAAATTATCAAATGCTGGTGTTGGTGGAACATCTACGTCAGATTATAGTAGAGGTAAATATGTCAATTTAACCTCAACTGGTTCTGGATATCAAATTTTCAAGTATCCTGATATCTCTGTAAATATTAATGTATCTTATGGATCAACAGTTACTGGAACATTTAACTTAACTCCAATTGTTACTGGTGAAATAGTTGGTGCTTACTTATATGAAGAAGGAACTAATTATGGTTCAACAATACTAGACCAGCAAGTTAAACCTGAAATTAAAATTCAAAACGGTAAAAATGCAGAAATCAAACCAATAGTAGTTAATGGTAAAGTAGAGAGTGCAGCAGTTGTTAATCAGGGATCTGAATACAATTCAATACCTGAAGTTATTGTAAGTGACTCTGGAACAGGTTCTGGTGCTATTATAAGACCTGTTATAGAAAATGGTAAAATAATTAATGCAATCGTAATTAATACTGGCATAGGTTATAGTAGTCTTTCTACAGATGTTGATATTATTCCTAGAGGATCTAATGCATCATTTGGTGCTAGAGTTAGAAGTTTAACATTAAATAGCACACAAAGATTTGGTGATTCTAATTTAACTTCTAGAGAAAATTCTTTAAGTTTTGGAATTTTAGGATACTCTCAAACAATAGCAAGCACATTTGAAAATAGTTTTACTATTAATTCAAATGGTGAGTTCAATCAAATCACAGATCATTCACCAATAATAGGTTGGGCATATGATGGTAATCCAATATATGGACCTTTTGGATATTCTGATCCTGATAATATTAACTCAGATCTTAAAATAATATCTACATCATATAAACTTAACACATCAAGCGTAATTAATAGACCAACAGGATTTGAACAGGGATTCTTTATTGATGATTATGAATTTGATGATTCAGGTGATTTAGACATTCATAATGGTAGATTCTGTAAAACTCCCGAATTTCCAAATGGAATATATGCATATTTTGCATCTGTTGGTCTTGGAACAGCAAGTAATAAATTAGAAGGAACATATCCATATTTTATTGGAAAAAGTTATAGATCACCTATAATTAACGATAATCTTATTTTAACACAGGACTTTGATTTTAATAGTTCAAATTTACTAAGAAATACACTTCCATATGTTGTTGATGAGGAGTTTGGTGATAATGATTTTATTATTGAGTCAAATGAAACAATAAGACAAATTTCAAAAATAGAATCAGTAACAAAAGGAGATATTGATAACATAACAATTTTAGACGGAGGGTCGGGATATAAAGTTGGTGATTTGACAGTTTTTGATGATACAGACACAGATGGATCTGGTTTTAGTGCAGAGGTTGATGAAATTGTTGGCATTGGTGTTTCAAGAATAGATTCTGTATTAGAAAGGTTTGAAAACTTAGTTTTTGTATGGAATAGTAGCAATGAAGTAATTGCAAATTACTTGCCATTTATTGAACTTAACAACAATAGTTCTATTTCAATTTCTGGTCTCAATACTTCGATTGTAAATTTAAGTGGTTCTTTTTCAATAGGAATTTCAACAGACACAATTGGTTTAGCAAGAACCATGTCAACTGGAAGTTCTAATGGTAAAATTGAAGATATTTTTGTAACTGATATTCCAAATACTGTTGCTATTGGTGGATCACTTAGAGTTGGGACAGAAACTTTAAAAGTGTTGAATGTGTATGATACACAAAAAGTAATTAGAGTTCTTAGACATACTGGTGTTGCTCATACATTAGGTTCAAATATTGATGTTTTAAATAACAGAATAAGTATTCCAGTTAAAACAACTAAATTTGTATCAAAAATTGATGATATTGTTTATTTTAATGGACCTCAGTCAATAGGTATTGGAACAACAGCAGGTAGTGCAACTACTGTTGAATATGTTGTTGGTGAAACAAAACAAAATTTATCCATACCAACAAGAACTATACATTTACCAAATCATCCATTTAAAACTGGTCAAAAGGTCAAATTAAATAAAAAAAGTGGAGCAAATAGATTTGATGTAGGTAGAACACCAAATGTATCCGAATTTAAAGTTCCACATGTTGGAAACGATTCTATAGATGTTTATGTTATCAATAAAGGTGAAGACTATGTTGGAATATTAACCACAAAAGTAGGTATAGGAAGCACGAGTGAAGGTTTATACTTCTATAGTAAAGGTTCTACTACAGGAATTAATTCAGGTTCATACTTCTTCTCCTCTGATCATACTCAAGTTACTGGTGATATTGATAAAGTTACAACTACTGTTACTACAAATGTATCTGCTGCAAATACTACAACTCATAATTTAAGAGAAAAAGATATTGTTAAAATGAACGTTATACCTAATTTATCGGTAGGTATAGGAACCACTACACCAATATCAGTAAATTATAATTCAGAATTTGAAAAACTTCTTATCAATCCAATAACATTTTCTGCATCAGATGTAGAGACTAATCAAATTGATATTAATAATCATGGTTTGAAAACTGGTGATAAAGTTTTTTATGATGGAAGTGCAACAGGATTAACAACAGGTAGTTACTATGTTAATAAAATTAGTGATAGATATTTTCAATTTGCAGAAACACTCACTGATTTAAATCAAACTCCTATAAAAACACTCTCAATAACTGCTAATACTGGAGGAGCGAATCAATCAATAGCATTGATTAATCCAAGAATAGATATTGTAAAAAATTCTAAATTAACTTTTGGATTATCAAGCACAACATTATCTAATTTTGATTTTAAATTATTCTATGATCAAAATCTTACTAATGAATATTTAAGTTCTCAAGATTCATCTGCTTTTAATGTAATTGGTGTTGGAACAGCTGGAATATCAGGTGCTCAATTAAGTATTCATTTTACAGAATCAACACCAGAAAAATTATATTATGGATTATCAAAAGGTGGTTTTATTAGCACATCTGATACTGGAGTTAAAAATTATTCAGAAATAAGATTTATTGATAGTGCTTATATTGGAGAATATCAAATATTTGATGTCACTAATGAGACATTTAAATTTTCACCTTTAGTTCCTGAATTAACAACATATTTGAGCACTGATTGTGAAAAATTGGAATATTCTACTAGATCTTCAAGTGTGCATGGTGCTATCAAAGATTTTAAAATTATTTCACCTGGATTTAACTATAAAAAACTTCCTAAATTTAAATCAGTCACTAGCACAAATGGTAATAATGCAAATATTGTTGCTGTATCTACATCAATCGGTAGAATACAAGATGTTAGAATACTTGATATTGGATATGAATATTCATCTGATAAAACTCTAAGTCCAGAGGCATTTATATCACCAGTAGTAAATATTGATAATCTTGATGTAATTAATTCTACAACTATTATTAAAGGTGGAAAAAATTATATTAATGCACCAAATTTAATTGTATTCAATCCAATAAGCAATACATTAGTAAATGATTCATCTTTAGTTGCGATTGCACCTAATCAAACAATATCAGAAGTTAAAATTCTTGCACCAGTAACAGGATTAGATTCTGTTAATCATTCTATAATTGCAATCAATAACTCAAATGGTGTTGGTATAAATTCAATACAATCTAGTTCATCTGGTTTAGTAACTTGTTTCCTTGAAACTCCTATGAATGGTTTTGTAGATCCACAACCATTTGCTATTGGGGACGAAATATTTGTTGAGGGTATTCAAAGAATCGGTGAAACAGGTATTGGTGCTACACAAGGAGGCATTTCAACAAATACTACGATTGAAGGTGATGGATTTAACTCTGAAAATTATAATTATCAATTTTTTACTATTGATGATTACATTGCTGGAACACAAGCGATTGTCAAATTTAGTTTAGCAGGTTTAACTACTAATACAGGTATTGCCAAAACATTCCAATCAGGATATGCAACTATAATTAATAAGCAAAATTATCCAACAATAGAACCAATACAAACAAGAGGTAAATTTGAATTAAATGAAAAGTTAATAATTGATGGTAAAATAACAGATTTATCAGTTGTTGAAATTAGAGATGATTATATAAAAATTGATGGAAAATTTGAAATTAAAAAAGGTGATAGAATAACTGGTAGATTAACTAATGTTTCTGCTGAAATAACAAGTATTGTTGGAAATAAAGCAAAATTTAAAACAGATTTTTCAAATCGTCAAGAATATGGTTGGTTAGATGATATTGGTAAATTAAATCAAGATTATCAAGTAATACCAGATAATGATTACTATCAAAATTTGTCTTACACAGTTAAAAGCACAATAGAATGGGATAAATTTGTAAATCCAGTAAATCGTTTAGTTCATCCTGCTGGATTGAAAAATTTTGCAGATACATCTATAGAAAGTAAGGTGTCAGTTGGTGTAGGAACCACAGCTCTGACAAAAGATTTGATTGTTCTTGATATAGCTAATATTCTTGGATTAGAAGATAAACAAAGAGTCGATGCTATCAATAATTTCGATTTTGCAACAGACTTTGATACAAGAACAAATAGATCTAAATTTCTGAATCTGTCTAATAAATCTTTAACAGATTTTTCAAGGTGTAAAACAAATAGAGTATTAGTTCATGATGATATAAGCGGTAAGTTTTCAAGCACTGGTTTTCAAGAAAATAATACTGTTATCGAAGAATTAACTGAGGACTATGCAAATTATTTAATTCAAATAATTGATCCAGATACTTTTGATACTCAATTTACAGAATTGATAGTTTTAACTACAACTGATGATGCTTATTTGCTTGAAAAAACAACTGATTTTACAACACTAGAACTCGGTGAATTTACAACAGAAATTACTTCTGGTGGAACTAAAAATTTAATATTTACACCTACTGAAGAATTTACAAAAGACCATGATATTAAAATTTTAAAAATTGATTTTAATACTGATTTAGTCGGTATAGCAACAAATTCAATTGGAAATGTTGATTTGACTGGTGTTAATATTGGAGTAAGTAGTGCACCTTCTGGAATCACAACTGCTACAATAGCACAATTTTCAAAATCTGATTTTAATGGTCTCTATGCAAATATATTTGTTCAAGATAGCGTAACTAAAGAGATTAATTATAATGAAGTAATTATAGATTTTGATGGAACTGACACTACAATATCTCAAACATATTTTGATACTTTAGGTGGATTCAGTAATTCTTCTGTTGGAGTTATCACAGCAAGATATGAAAATGACTTTATCAAATTACAATGCGAAAATGATAGACTAAATTCACTTAATGTAAGAACAAATATAGTTGGATTAGGAACTACAACAGCTGGAATTGGAACTTATAGATTCTCAGTTAGTGGTCAACCAACAGGAGCAGAAAGAAGTGCTAGATTAGAGTCTAATTATGTAACTGGAACAGCAAGCACGATTACATATGGAACAATTAGTAAAACTCTTGATAGTTCTGCAAAATCACTTATAAGAGTATCATGTGGTGAAACTTCAGCAATACATCAAATAGTATCAGTAAGAGACGCTGACGATATTTTAACTGTTCAATATCCTTTCGTATCTGCTGGTTCTACAACTGGTATAGGAACTTTTGGTGGTGAAATAGACGGATCTAATATAAATTTAAGATTTTATCCAGATTCTGAATTTACATCATTAGTTGAAGTTCAAGCATTTAATCAGATATTTTATACAGAAAATGATTTCTCAAATGTTCCACCTGATTTAAACTATGGAACTGTTTCTCAAAATTTATTCTTATCAACATATGATGGTTTAAGTGGATTAAGAGCAAACAAAGTAGAATTTGATTTGAAATATGAAGGAACTCCAATATATTCCAAAACTTTTGATCCGACAAATTCAGGGATATTAAGCACAACCACAGGTATATTTACAATACCAAATCATTTCTTTAATACAAATGAGCAATTAACTTACGCACCAGCATCATCCTTTGTGGGAGTATCAGCTACTGCTGTATCAATTGGTGCAACAGCAAATGTTGCAGGAGTCGTCACTACAATATTACCAAGCACTGTTTTTGCAAAGGTAACAGATGAAAATACCTTCCAATTATTTACAAGACCAGAATATGTTTCATCTGGATCTGCTGTAACATTTACTGGAACTGGTTCTGGTAATTTACATAAATTGTCAATGACCAAACAATTGTCAAAAACAATTATTGGTCTAGATGGTGTTGTTCAACAACCAATCACATTTACATCTATAACTCATACTTTTGGAGTCTTTGATGGATTCGCACATCAACCTACTATTGGTGTAGGAGTAACACAACTCATTCTAAGTGGAATATCTTCAATAACAACTTCAGATTTATTAAAGATTGGTGATGAGTTCATGTCAGTTACAGAAGTTGGTTTTTCAAGCACTCCTACTGGAACTATTAATGATGCAACTGATGTATCATTAGGTATTGCGACTCTGCCATCTGTAAAAGTCACAAGAGGTCAATTAGGTATACCAGCAGCTGGTATATCTTCTGGAGCGAGTGTAAGGGTTCACAGAGGATCATTCAATATTGTTGATAGTAAAGTATACTTTACAGACCCACCAAAAGGAAATACAAGATCGAGAAAAGATGATACAAATTTACCATTTGTAAAAGCAGATTTTAGTGGTAGAACTTTCTTAAGAAGTAACTATACTACTAATATGTTATTTGATGATATATCAGATAATTTTACAGGTATTGGTAAAACATACACTTTAACTGTCGGTGGTGCAAACACATCATCTGGTATTGGAGTTGGTAATGGTGTTTTATTCATTAATGGTGTATTCCAAACTCCTTTAACAAGTAATAACACTGGAAATAATTATGAATTTATTAGTGATACAACTGCAGGTATATCAACTGTTGAATTTACAGGTATTACCTCTGCAAATGGTAATTTCATCGTATCAGAATCTGATATAAATCAAAATCAAGTTCCTAGAGGTGGTATAATCATCTCATTAGGATCTACTGCAGGTCTTGGATATGCTCCTTTACAAGGTGCAAAGGTCAAACCATTCAAAAATGCTGCTGGTGGTATTACAAGTATTGTTGGTATAGGAACCTCTTCAGGTTTTAATATTGGAATACAAACTGCAACATATGATAATACATCAGGTATTATTACAGTCACAACAAACAAAGTTCATGGTTTTGCATTAGAAAGACCTAATACTGTTAAATTAAAAAATCTAGAGTTTAGTTGCGTTGGTTATAGTGGTGTTACGACAACCATATTCCAAGACCATGAAAGAGGTTTATTTGTAGTTGGTATTGTATCTGATAGAACATTTGAAGTTCAGGCAGGACCAAGCACAATAGCTCATACTTATGTTGGTGGTGGAGAAGCTTATGAATTTTTCGGAGATCTCACTTTTGGTTCGGGATATCGTGGTGGTTCAGTTTCAATTGGTGTAACAGACCAAGCATATGTTCATAGATTTATAAGTGCTGGTATAAATTCAATTCGTAAGGGTAATTTTGCTGCCACAGGAGCAAATGCATTTACTGCTACAAATGCAACTTATACATCACATACAGGAACTTTATTATTAACAATTCCAAATCATGGTCTTACAACAAGTGATACTGTTGGAATTGATACTGGTGGACTAGTATTTAAATGTTCAAAGGATAATTTCTTCTCAAATCATCCATATCCAAGGGCAGTATCTAAAACAAGTTTCCCTAACTCAGATCCTATTGCTGGTATTCAAACTGCAATTATTGCAAAAACTGATGATACTATCACACTTCAGGTAGGTGTTGGTGGAGGTGCTGGTAGTGGAGCAGTTGTTACTGCAACTGTCGGTGTAGGTGGAACACTAGCATTTAACATTGTTTCTGCAGGAACTAGCTATGTCAATCCAGAAATAATAATACCAGAACCATCATACAGTAATTTACCAGTTGTTGGTGTATCAAGACTAGGAGTTGGTCCAACAACTGATACTGGTTCTAATTTATTAATTGATGTTGAAGTTGGTGCATCAAGAACTACAGTTGGTATTGGTTCAACAACTTTCGAGATATCAAATTTTAAAATATCAAGACCTGGACATTCATTTAAAATAGGTGATAAATTCAAACCAGTTGGATTAGTTACTGCAGCACATTTAACTTCACCAATTAATGAGTTTGAATTAGAAGTTTTAAGAATATTCAATGATCAATTTTCTTCATGGCAATTTGGCGAGTTAGATTACATAGATGATATTAGGAATTTGCAAAATGGTTCAAGAACCAAATTCCCATTATTCTTCAATGGACAATTATTGAGTTTTGAAAAAGACAAAACAAATTCACAATCACAACTTATTGATTTAGATGCAGTATTACTCATATTTGTAAATGGAGTATTACAAAAACCTGGTGAATCATATCAGTTCCAAGGAGGAACTACATTCACATTTACAGAAGCACCAACAGGAGAATCATCACCTGGTGCAAATGATCATGATAATGTTGATATTTTCTTCTATAAAGGACAAGATGGAGTTGATGTAGATATTGTTGATATTTCAGAGTCAGTCAAAAGAGGTGATGAAATTAAAGTCATGAGAAGTCCTGTTGGTTTAACAACTGCACAGGAGAGTGAAAGAGTAGTTAAAGAAATTTTAGGTTCTAATTTAGTTGAAACAAATATCTATTCAGGTCTTGGAGTTGATGAAAATAATGAAAAACCAATTAGATGGACTAAACAAAAAGTTGATTTAATTGTAAATGGAGAAGTTATTGATAAATCAAGAGCATCCATTGAACCTCAAATATACCCAACAGCAAAAATTATTGGAAATTTAACTGAAACATCAGGTGCTACTGGAACAGGAGGAATTTTTGTTGATAATGCTGAAGTATTTTTCTATGAAATGGGTGGTAAAGATGGACTTTATATACCAGCATCTGATAAGTATGGTGTTACTATCAATGAAGTAGACGCACTAATTTCATCTGGAAGTATCGGTGTAGGTGCTGCAGCAACTGCTATTGTATCCGCTGCTGGAACTATTTCATCAATTGATATAACAAGTGGTGGTTCAGGGTATTCTGGATTAATTGATATTGGTATTTCATCTCCAGTAGGGATTGAAAAAGTTGTTGGGGTTGGAACTACTGCTACCGCTACTGTAACAATAACAAATGGTGCAATATCTGCTGCTACAATAGTAAATCCAGGTTTAGGTTATACATTTACCAACCCACCAAATGTTATTATAGAATTACCTACATTCCAAACTGAAAAAATTACATCTATTGATGATGTTGAAGGTTTTACTGGAATTATAACTGGGATTAGTTCAACAACCAATAGTGGACAAACCGC